GATAAAAAAAGCGCGCCGAGGTCGGGCAGGACGCGCGTCCACGGGCGCGGGACAATGAAAGAACAGGCCAGCGGAGGGACGGAAATCAACAGAAAAACGCAGCGAAAACGCGGCGTTTTTTTCATGAGTTTGACGGAGGTTGACCGATGAAGGAAGCAGTCGGAAAGACCTTCGCCGAGATCGCGGAGAGACTGCCGGAAGAGGCCAGTACATCCGGGAAGAAAACCGGCGGAGGAACGAAAAAGAAAACGAAGGCCAGGGCGAAGGCGCGGAGCGGGAGCGAAAAGCTGACGCCGGCAGCGCTTTATCGCAAGATGATCAGCTTCGGGAAGATCTACCAGGTCGAAACGGAGCAGGATTTCCTGGAAGCGGCGCGGATCTACGCGGAAGAGGCGGCGCTGATCGACCAGATGCGGGACAAAATCGCGGAGGACGGCCTGACGGTTGAAAAAACATACAAGACCGGATCCGTAGAGGTGGCGCATCCGCTGCTGAGCGAACTGCCGCGCCATGTGGAAAGCGCGAACAAGTGCCTGACGACGATCGGGAACATGATCGACGAACGGGGCGCAAAAAAGGAACGCGCGGCGCGGGATCTGGACGCGTTCAGGCTGCACGGGTGATCGCATGGGGTAAAGACGGAGAACGCGATCACAGAATACTGGAACGAGATCCAGAACGGCGGCGTGGTCGTGGGGAAGTGGATCCGGCAACTGTACCAGGTGATCACGGACGGGCTGGCGGAGGGACGCTGGTTCTATAACGAGAAACTGGCGCTGAACGCGATCAGGTTCATTGAGCGGTTCTGCCATCACTACAAGGGCAAGCTGGCGCCGCGGAGGATCCGGCTGGATCTGTGGGAACGGGCGGCGATCAGCCTGATCTTCGGGATCGTGGACGAAGCCGGGAAAAGGCAGTTCACGGAAGTGTTCTGGGTCATCGGCAGAAAGCAGGGGAAGACGCTGCTGGCTGCCGCCTGCGCGACATACATGGCGTACGCTGCCGGGGAGTTCGGCAGCGAGCTGTATATGCTGGCGCCGAAGATCGATCAGAGCGACCTGGTATACAGCGCGGTGGAGTTCAACGTGAACGCGGAGCCGGAGCTGCGATCGATCACGAAAAGCACGAAATACCGGGGCCTGATGATCCAGGAAACGAACACGACGATCAAAAAGCTGGCCTTCAGCAGCAAGAAATCGGACGGTTATAACCCGATGTTTTTCGTGGCTGATGAGGTGGCGGCGTGGCCGGGCGTCAACGGACTGCGGCAGTGGGAAGTCATGGTATCAGGCACCGGCGCCAGGGAGGAACCGCTGGGGATGGCGATCAGCTCCGGCGGATACGAAAACGAAGGCCTGTTTGACGAGCTGATGAAGCGCGGCACCGGCTTTCTGCTGGGGAACAGCCGGGAGCAGCACATCCTGCCGATTTTATACATGATCGACAATCCGGAGAAATGGGACAACCTGGAGGAGCTGGAGAAAAGCCTGCCGGGGCTGGGGATCAGCGTCAGCGAGGAGTTCATCCGGAAAGAGATCGACGTGGCGCACGAATCGGCCAGCAAGATGGTCGAATTCAAGACGAAATACACGAACCTGAAGCAGAATCTTTCAACGGCATGGCTGCGGGCGGAGGACATAAACAAAGCATTCGGTTACCGGCTGCCGCTGGATGCGATCCGCGGACATTACTGCGTCGGCGGCGTGGACTTATCCCAAAGCGTGGACTTGACGTCAGCGACAATTATCACAGAGATCGACGGGATCCTGTGGGTTCATTCCCATTTCTGGCTGCCAAACAAGCGGCTGGAAGAGGCGACGCGGAGGGACAATATCCCGTATGAAACATACATCAAGCGGGGATTCCTGAGCTTGAGCGGCGAGGAATTTATCAACAATGACGACGTGCTGCTGTGGTTCATGGATCTGGTCAAGACATGGAAGATCTATCCGCTCATGATCGGAATAGACAGGTACAGCGCGTTAGATCTGATACAGAAGCTGCAGCAGAAGAGTTTCCACACGGAGACGGTGACGCAGGGATTTAACCTGTCGAATGTTTCGGACACGTTCGAGGGGATGCTGCGGGAAGGCAGGATCCGGGACATGGACGACAACGACCTGCTGAAAATCCACCTGGCGGATGCGGCGCAGCAGATGGAAAGCAACACGGAACACGCGCATCCGCGGAAAAAGCTGGTGAAGATCAGCAAAAACGCACACATCGACGGGATGGCGGCGCTGCTGGACGCGATAGCCATGAGACAGTTCAAATGGGATCAGCTGGGAAAGCGCCTGATGAACGAGAACAAGAGGGTGAAAAACTGATGGGAATGCTTGAAAAAATCTTCGGCAAGCGTGAGCAACCGGCCGCGCTGAAGAACGCGCAGACGTTCAGGCTGCTGGAGGGATATACGCCTGCATTCACAACGTGGCGCGGATCCATCTATGAAAGCGAACTGATCCGGGCGGCGCTGGACACATGGGGACGGCACGCGGCGAAGCTGAAACCGAACATGAAGGGAGCGGCGTCCCCGGAACTGCAGAACCGGCTGAAGATCAGGCCGAACGTCTTCCAGGAGTGGAGCAAGTTCCTGTACCAGACGGCGGTGATCCTGGGCGTGAGGAACAACGTTTTCCTGGTAAAGACGCGGGACGATTACGGAAACGCGACAGGAATCATCAACGTGATCCCGCAAAGTTGGGAGCTTGTGGAATACCAGGGCGAGCCGTGGATCCGGTTCATGCTGCGAGACAACCGGCGGAGGGCTGAAAAGCTGAGCGAGACGGGTATCCTGACGAGGTTCCAGTACAAAAGCGAGCTGTTCGGCGAAAACAACGAAGCCATGAAGCCTGTGCTGGATCTGATAAGCCTGCAGCGGCAGGGCATCGAAGAAGGCATCAAAAACGGCGCCAGCTATCGGTTCTTTGCACAAAGCGACAACTGGGCGAGCGACGAAGACCTGTCCGAAGAGATGACGAGATACAACAAGGTCACATTCGGGAACAAGAAGGCCGGCGGCGGCGTTCTGCTGTTCCCCAACACCTACACGAATATCACGCACATCAAACAGGACAGCTACAAGGTCGACGCGGAGCAGGAAAAGCTGATCAAGGAAAACGTTTTTGATTACTTCACGGTAAACGACGACCTAATCCAGGGCAAGGCCTTCGGCGACGCATGGCTGGCGTTTTATGAGTCATTTGTCGAGTGGTTTGCCATCCAGTGCGGGGAGGTCGTTTCCGGGATGCTGTTCACGGACAGAGAACGGGCAGCCTATAACAATCAGTTTTTCCTGACGAGCAACAGGTTACAGTACATGAGCAACGCCGACAAACTGAACGCGGTGACGCAGCTGGGAGACAGGGGACTGGCCACGCGGAACGAGCTGCGGGAGATCCTGAACCTGGAGCCGCTGCCGGAGGAGATCGGAAACCAGATCCCGGCGCGGGGTGAATATTACGACGTGACGAATCCGCCGGAGAACAAGACAGGAGGACAAAACAATGCCGGTAAAAACGAATGAGCGCGAATACAGGGACATCAACATGGGCGGTCTGGAGCTGCGGATGCTGGACGACGGCCAGATGGTCGTGGACGGATACGCGGCGACATGGGACGAATATCTGCTGTGGGACGACGGGAAATACCGCTTTTACGAGAAGTTCGATCCGGCGGCGTTCAACAGCACCGACCTGAGCGACGTGATCATGCAGCTGAACCATGAGGGCCGTGTTTTCGCCAGGGGAAGCAACAAGACGATGACCGTGGCGCCGGACGCGAAGGGACTGAAGATGTCGGCGTACCTGGGCGGAACGGAGGAAGGCCGCAAGATCTTTGAGGAAATCAAGGGCGGTTACCTGACGAAAATGAGCCACGGTTTCAGGGTCAAGCGGCACAAGCGGGAAGTGATCGAGGATCGCGAGAACAAGCGGATTGACATCCACAGGACGATCCTGGAAGTAGCAAAAGAATACGATGTATCCGTCGTTTCGCTGCCAGCCAACGAAGCGACGAGCATATCCGCACGGAACCTTTGCGAGGGAGTCATCGCGGAGGTTAAGGAGGAGCGCCTGGCCATTGAGGCACGGAAGCGGAAAAAAGAACAGATCGCCATTATGGCGGAAACCATCTGAAAGGAGAAGAAGACAATGAAGTACAAGAGCATGCAGGAGATCGAAGCCCGGAAGGCCGAGATCCTGAAAGAGATGGAACAGGAAGGCGCCGACCTGGACGCGCTGAAGACCGAAATGGAAGAGCTGCGGGTAAACGCGGATCAGATCCGCGAAGCCGCGCAGAAGGCGGAGGAAACCCGGAAGGCGATCGCCAGCGGCGCCGCCGGGATCGTGATCAGCGAAACACGGAAGGCCGAGTCCTCCATGAGCGAGAAGGAAATCCGGAACAGCAAGGAGTACATGGAAGCGTACGCCAGCTACATCAAGACCGGCAATCCGATGGAATGCCGCACCGTGCTGCTGACGCAGAACGCGCCCGCGTCCGGCCAGCTGCCTGTGCCGGATCTGGTGGAAAGCACGATCAGGACTGCCTGGGAAAAGAACGAGTTCCTGAACAAGATCAAGAAGACCTATTTCCGCGGCAACCTGCGCGTGCCGTTTGAGCTGAGTGCGACCGGCGCCTGGAAACACGTTGAAGGCACCACGGGCCTGACCGAGGAAGAAATCACAATCGGTATCGTGCAGCTGGTTCCCCACAACGTGAAGAAGCTGGTACGGGTAACTGACGAGTGCATCGCGATGGGCGGCGAGGAATTCATCCGCTACATCTACGAGGAAGTCACATACCAGATCCTGAAGGAACTGGTGAAAGAGATCATCGACAAGATCGACGACGCTTCCACGACCAACGGCGCCAGCGCTATCGGCATCCCGAAGGTAAAGGTGGCTCCCGGCGTCATGGTGCTGCCGAACGCCGCGACCAACCTGAGCGAGGAAGCGACAGACCTGTGCGTGGTCATGAACCGGCTGACCGAGGCGAAGTTCAATACCGCGTACGCAAGCGGACAGTTCGCCATCAATCCCTTCGACGGGTTCACAAAGGTGTACTGCTCCGCGCTGCCGGCTTATGACAGCGCCAACGAAAACGATATGTACGCGCTGGTCGGCGACCTGAGCGCCATCCAGGCGAACTATCCAGAAGGCGAAGGCGTCATCATCAAGTGGGACGACACGAGCGAGGCGGAGGACGACCTGGTGAAGGTGGTCGGCCGTCAGTATGCTGGCTTCGGCGTGACCGCTCCCGGCCGCCTGGTCAAGCTCACCAAACCCGGCGCCTGATGAAGGTTAAACTGCTGCGCGACGTGCGGCCGTTTGGCAGGACAGGGGAGACCGTGGAGGTCTCCCCTGATCGCTGCGAATGGCTGACGTCCCTGGGAATGGCTGAGCCGGTGAATGAAGCCGGGGAGCAGGCGGAAAAGCCGGAGACAAAAGCCATAAAAAAAGCCGCGAACGAGGAGCCGAAGATCATCAAACCGGCGAAGAAAGCGGCAAAGAAAAAGTGAAAAGGAAGCAAAGGAAGCATGAAACTGATGGTGGCGGTGCCGACGATGTTTTTCGTGACGCCGAATTTTGCAAAAAGCCTCGGAAACCTGTGCATGAAGCTCGGAAGGGACGGAGTGGACGCGAGCCTGGAGATCGTCGAGGGATCCATGATCTATGTGGCGAGGGAACGGATCGCGTACCGCGCAGTCAGGGAAGGATTCACGCACGTGCTGTGGATCGACTCTGACATGACATTCGGGCCGGAAACCGCGGAAGATCTGCTTTGGTGCGGGAAGGACGTGGTGTGCGGGGCGTTTGTGAGCAGAAAACCGCCATACAGCCCATGCGTCTACGCTTCAATCGAAGATCCGGCGAACATGGTAAAGGTGGAAGAATTCGGGAATGAACCTTTCAGGGTGGACGGATGCGGGTTTGCGCTGGTGATGACCAGCGTGAAGGTGCTGAAGGAAATGTTTGAAAGGTTCGACACCTGTTTCATGCCGACGGAGCGGATCAAAGGCGAGGACATCGCCTTCTGCGACCGGGCAAAGCAGATGGGGATCGAAATCTGGTGCGAGCCGACGGTGAGGCCTGGACACACGGCGCACGTAGACGTTTACGCCGGAGGTGAGCAGAAATGACGAAGGTATTGATCGCGGCCCCGCTGCGACAGGCTCCGAAGATCTTCCGCGAATATCAGAAAGGGCTGGACAACCTGATCATACCGGACGGCGTACAAGCCGACCGGTATTTTGTTGTGAACGACTGCGACGAGGTGATCCCGGAGATCCGGGACGCGGAGTATGACAACGTACACAGCGAGAACGTGACACTGTACCAGGATCACGTATGGACGGGCGAACTGGTGAGCGCGATGTCCGTTTACCGGAACATGACGATCCGGAAAGCGCTGGAAGGCGGGTACGATTACCTGCTGAGCGTGGACACGGATCTGGTGCTGGAAGAGCATACGCTGCAGCAGCTGATCGAGGACGATAAGGACTGTGTGGCGGGGATGTTCTGGACGAACGGCTGGAGCAACTGCTGGATGTGCGACCAGGCGAGCGGGAACAACCTGCCGGAATGGCAGGAACCGGGAGTGTACCGCGTAGGCGGAACCGGGGCGCTGTTCCTGATCAAACGGAAGGTGCTGGAGGCCGGCGTGGACTATACGCCGATACCGAACCTGCGGAAGGCCGTATTCGGAGAGGACAGGCACTTCTGCATCAGGGCGGTGTGCAACGGTTTTGAACTGTGGGCGGACAACCGCTGCCAGCCGGTTCACCTGTACAGGAACAAGCAATACGACGACTACATTGGCGGGAGGGCGAAACCATGTTTCAGGAAGTAAAGGAGCTGCTGACGTTTATCAGCGGCGACGATTACGACGCGCAGATCATCGCGGAGATTCAGGCCTGCGCCCTGGATCTGACAACAAGCGCGGAGATTGTGCTGCCTGGAACCATCGACATCACGCGGACGAAAACGCTGGGAGTCTGGACGATCACGGACAACAGCACGATCACGGACAAACTGATCATCAAGACGATCGCCGTCTGGTGCAACAAGGAGATCGGAAACCCGCCGAATTATGACAACTTACAGAAAGCCTATGACAGCCTGAAAGGCCAGCTGCGGCTCAGCAAAACCTATACGAATTACGACGGGCAGGTGACGACGGAATGAGGATGATGACCAGCTGCGAGCTGATCAGCTTCAATCCGGACGCGCACGAGGTCGGAACGGCCGTCACCGAAACGCGGCGGAAGGTGAAAGTGCAGGAGATGACGCTGACGCAGGCGGAGGTTTACCAGGCCGGCGGCGAAGGCCTCAGCCCGGAGGCGAAGCTGCTGATCCAGTACGACAAGGAATATCACGGAGAGCGCGAACTGGAATACAGGGGGGAGCGCTGGCAGGTCATGAAAAGCGATCCATACAAGGAATGGAACGGCGTGATTCTGCTGATCCGGAGGAAAGCGGGTAACAGCGGAGGGAGCGTGGTTGGACGGTATGCCTGAGGAATACACGAACCTTGTAGCGGCGCTGAAAGCGCTGCAGCAGGCGGAGGATCCCACGGCGGAACCGCCGGTCATGGTCACGCTGGCGATGGCGGAGGACGAGTGGTATACGCGGCCGGAAACGGTCAGCTATGGTACCGTAAGGCTCGACTTTGAGGCGGACGCACTGCACGGAGACAACATCAAGACCGCGACGGCCTACGAGGGCAGCGTGGATCTTTTCAGCATGGTCAGAAGCGGCGCAGGATGGGTGGAGCTGATCTGCCAGACGCTGACAACCTACTGCGACGGATGCTGGAGCCTGAACTATCACACGTATGAACGGGACACGGGCCTGTATCACTGGGAATGGAGTTTCCAAGTTGAGGGGTAAGCAATGGCCAAATTTACGTTTAAAGTTGAGGGGATGGATGAGCTTTTTTCAAAGATGAAAAAAGCCGGAGAAAAAGCGTTAGGTGTGGCTGCGCTTGGCCTCTATGAAGGGGCCGGTTTAATCGCTGACGCGGTCAGCGCGGAGATCAGCGGGATCTCCACAGAGCCGTTCAAGTACGCCGCAGGCGGACGAAAACGGAAACCATCCCCGGAGGAAAAAGCGGCGATCCAGGGAGCGCCGCACGGCGTGGCGAAATTCCGGAAGAAACTGGACAGGGTGGACACATCCGTCGGCTTTAACGGCAGCGGTTATGCGGACGTCAATTTCAAGCACATGAACAGCAGCGCGCGGACGAATTACAAGGCTGTGAAGTTCAAGGGAAAAGACAGCACGGCCAGCAGCACGCTGAAGTACATCAACAGCCAAACAGGAAAGAACATGGGCAAAGGCGCGCAGAATCAGAAGCCGGTGGCGGTGATCGCCAACTCCATCAACTCCGGAACGTCCTTCATGGTGAAGCAGCCGTTCATGCGGAAAGCATTTTCAAAAACAAAGGGCGCGGCGGCAGCCGCGATCGAGGCCGGTATCAGGGCGCGGATCGACGAGCTGGATATCGGGTAATCTTTATTAACGGAGGGAAAGAACATGGCAAGACCTAATGTCGGGATGATGTATCCGGTTTTCGCGCCGATCGCGTCCCATACGGACGGATCCATGCCGACCTACAACCACGGCGTGGTGATCCAGGAGGCCAGGAACGCGACGATCAACATGACGTACAACGACAATCCGCTGTACGGCGACGACAGGATCGTAGCGGATGACAACGGCCTGCAGAGCATGACGGTGTCTTTTGAGCCGACCGGACTGAGCGACAGCAACCGGAAGCTGCTGTTCGGCGAGGACGAAATGACCGTCGGCGGACTGACCGCGCAGATGGTAAGCGACAACGAAACGCCTTACGGCGGGTTCGGCTTCGTCCGGAAGATGTACGACGAAGATACCAACGCGAAAAAATACGAGGCCTGGATCATCCTGAAGATCAAGTTCCAGGAGGAGAGCATGGCCACGAACACGAAGGAAGGGTCAATCAGCTGGGGAACGCCCACGCTGAACGGACGGGCGGCGAGCCTGTACATCGACTCAAGTGACAAGCAGCGGTTCATCGCGCATGCCAGTTTTGAAACGGCGGCAGCGGCGAAAAGCTGGATCAACACCGTGCTGAACGTCAGCGCGACGACCTGAAAAAGGAACGGGGGCCGGAGAAATCCGGCTCCCGGTTTTTGTGCATAAACGGAAAGGAAGCAGACAACCATGACAGAGATTACCATCGGCGGGAGGAAGATCCCGCTTTTTTATTCGACCTATGAAATGATCGCGATCCAGCAGGAAATCGGCTGCACGGCGTTTCAGCTGAAGGACGAGGTATTCGGCATCGTGCAGGAGGACGAGGACGATCCGATGAGCGTCAGGATAGGCTGCGTGACGGATCCGGAGAAGACGAAGAAACTGGGGACGCTGCTGAAGATCCTGGGAAACGCGGGGCTGGAAGAAGCCGGAGAAACCGGCGACCTGACAACCAAGTGGATCCTGCGGAAGATCCGGCCGTCGATGATCAGCGCGTACGCGATCGCGGCCATGTCGGTGATCGTCGAGGGGAACAAGGCGGAGATTCCGGCGGAGGATCACAAGGGAATGGTGGATCAGGGCCTGGAGGAAGAACAGGCAAAAAAACAGCCAGGGAACTGACATACCTGCGGGTGGTTTCCTACGGGCTGATCGCAGGACTGCAAAGGAAAGAAATCGACCGGACGAGGCCGGGGGAGATCATCAGCCTCTATATGTTCCGGAGAAAATACGACCAGGAGACGGCCGGGATAAGGATGTGAGCGAATGGCGGTTAACGTAAAGCTGGGGGTTGATATCGGGAGCTTCACCAGCGGGATCAAGCAGGGACAGCAGATCCTGAAGGGCCTGAACGCGGAGATGAAGGCCTCAGAAGCCGAATTCAAGGCGACGGGCAACGCCGAGCAGAAGATGACCGCGCAGACCAAAACGCTCAATTCGCAGATTAACGTTCAGAAGAATATCGCGGATCAGGCGAAGGCAGCGCTGCAGGCCATGACGGATGCGGGCGTCAATCCGGCGGACGCGGCTTATC